AGTCCTTCTCCATTAATCAGTATCAGAAAGACAAGGGGGATTAAATCCCCGCTTGCCGTTTGATTTGCGCTAATGTTGACGGTGCGACCTCTTGACTGTCATGCCGTGCAACGGGAAATTTCTTGCCTGTAATGTGTGAAAACCATATTTCATGATTACCACCACCTATGGTCAAAAGAACATCCGTTTTTACGCAGAATCCTCTTCAATTCTGAATACTTCATAATTTCAAAGAACTTTAATCATTACAAAGGTAACTATTTTGTTACTATAAAACAAATATAAAAGTAACTATTTTGCAACTTTAACATTTATAAATGAAAAGGCGCAGGGGATTAACCTTGCGCCTTATCAGTTAGCAGTTCCTTGAACAACCACAAACCCGTTTTTCTACATTGTAAACACCTCCTTTCCGGCATCATATTTCGTTATCAATTAGCGAATACCATTTGTGTTAAATACGGAGTACTAAACTATTGCTATTTGTTATTTTGTGTCTTTTTATTATTTTCAGCCTTTTGAGCTTCATCTTCTTCAATCTCCTTTAACTCTTCATCAAGGTGCTCTATCTGACCAGCAAATATCATGGAGTGCTTACGTGACCAAATACCACCATTATAAGCACTAACGGCTGTCGTTACCTTATCACTGATATTATCTATTTGATAAGGCTGCATTGCCGTTTCTACATCCAATGTCTGTGACGGAAGATAGAGACTGGCATTTATTGTTCCTAAAGCAGATATCAAGAAGTTAATACGTCTCTGTAAAAATTCGCCAAAGTCCTCTTCGTTATTGGACTCCTGCATGTCTGCACCCATGAAATAGAATTTAAAGGCTACACCACTTGCTGCAGTAAGTCCTTTCAAATTCTCAAAGGAAATTCTTGGCGTTGATGTCATTGAATATATCTGATTAAGATATGTCTCTACTTCAAACTTGACGGTATCCGGTACTTGATCCCATGTCAGATAGGTTGCACTTGCGCCCTCCCCATTCATCTGTATAGTATGATTTCTAAGCTTTCCACTCACATTTTCGACTTCACCATGAAGAAGAAGATACGGGAAGAAATTACGATCAAGACAATCACCATAACTTGAAAGTGTCTTTTCCAGCCTTTCACGCATGCTCTTTATATTATGGCAATAAGTTTTCGGCCGATAAGTATAAAGGACCGGCAACTTTGAAAATCCATGAGCAAAGCTACTTTCCAAGAAGCCACCTTGTACTGATGTATCTTGATTCCACAGATAAACCCGATCTTTTGTTATCAGCATGTAACAGGTTAATCTCATCTGATTATCATCTATCTTAGTATATTCCCTTAAGAATCCTGTCATATCCTCGCCTTCAAAGAACGGATATAACTTATCACCTCGGAAGGGAGACCATACAGCTGATTTGAGCCGGTATTTTGGTTTTAAAATATTATATGAAGAATCATCGATCTTAGACCAGAAGTTATCCGTATCAGGAACAACATACCAATATTCAGCCACTTCCTGCTCAGACAGCCACGAACGCATCTCTTTCTTGTTGGCGAACTTACAACGGTTTTTCTTCATTGTTTGCTTCAAAGCACTCAATACAGCATTTTCAGCGTCATTTTTTGTCTGGCAATCCAGAGTCGGTTCCAGCCCTACTCCGAAACCAACCTGAATATTAACAATATCCTGCTCTATTGGAAGGGCTATTCTGTTAGCATATTGTGTTTCTGTCTTATCATCAGTGGTAATAGTCTTGCCTGTTCGTGAATCTACAATCTTCTTACCCTTTTTAATTACTACTTTATTATCCGGATATTTTTTCTTATCGAAAATTTCATGGCCTTCGATCAACCAGTTTTTTATATTCTCCGAGGTATCAGGTATGCATCTCCATCCCCTTCCCATCTTAAGTTTGCCAACACGTTCCATTACGGTTGGCAATTTCAATATTTCATCTATCAATGCCATAATTAAAAATATTTAGAGTTATCCTGATTAATCTTTATTTTGCCTAATAATTTACCAATACAGTAGTACCTACAGGCGTCTATTCCATGGTTCCAGGCGTCTACAGGCTGGTTTATATAGTTACCGTCTTTATCTTTATCCCATACATAGTTGCGGAACTCCTTAAGCAAATTGAAAGACCGTTTTGTGACGTGAATACGATAACCTTGCATAAAATCAAGACCTGCAATAATAGAACCCGGTTCTTTTTTAACTGCATATATATTCACACCTCCTAAAGCTATTTCAATTATCAATCTTGGGTCAGCCGATTCTGACATGACAGAAAGATCATATTTCTTATCCTCCTTAATTATTTCGTCTGGTAGCATTCCTGTCCGGTAACAGATTTCGTCAAAATACAAGTCTTTACCAGAAACTCCACACCGTATAATAGCAGTTGGATCATGAGTAAATCCGTAATCTTGTGCCAGTGCCTGTTTATCACACCATTCCGGGAACTCGTTACATTCGTATATTGTCTTGAAAATAGCACCCTCAGCAACATCAGACCACTGACCAATCACAATATGAGCATATTTCTCAGGCTCTTCCTCTTTCATCCTGTATATCTCATTCAAGAACTCCGGAGAAAGATTTTTGATATTATCCATATATGTAGTATGGATGTGCAGCACATTAGGATGCGTACTTATCTGAACAGGAACGCCATCGTAATAGACTATCTTGTGAGTTTTCTCAATATACTTCTTATAAACCCAATGATTGTTATCTGTAGGGTTCATTACGATAATCACAAAGTTCTGTATCCCCTGCTGGCGAATAGAAAGCTCTATAGTCTCAAAGTCCTTTTCTGATGTGAACTCTTCCGCTTCGTCAACAACGAATCCACTAAGTCCCTTGATAGATTTAAGCTTTGCGGTTTGATTGCCGGAAGATGTCTTGATACCTCGGAACATGACATTTGAACCTGTCATCTTATTCCTGACATCATTCTTTCGCACCTTAAAGTATTTCTGCGTCCCATCCAATTCTGCCTTTTCCAAAAATTCCGGGATAATAGAGATGCCGGCAGATACCATCGTATAACGAGTATATAGAATCTGATGGGCTATTTTTTGAGCAGGAGTCATGACAAATGTAATCCGCTCCAGATAGGTAGAAACATTGAATGATTTACCACTACCACGCCCTCCCGTAATAAGAATTATAAACTTATCCTTATTACAGTACAAAGGATCATATATGGCTTGTGTCTCTATCATTCCTTTACTTTATCTTTTATCCAACTGTCTATATCAATGCCATGCTCGATGCTGTCAGGAGTAGGTATATTCTTATCATCTTCTTCCTTACGCTCTACCTTTCGCCACTCGTCATCATGGTGGTATAGCCAAGTAGAGAGAGCTTGCATATTAGGAGCTTGCTCTATTTCCTGATCCGTTCTCTGGATTTCTTCGGTTTCACTTAATGTACCGTCAGGCATACGGAGATGTCTTGTAGTTGTTGATTTGTTCTTTAATTTCTTTCCACCCAATGCAGCTTTAAGATAAGCGCCACGCACGACAGCATTTATTTTTCTGCGCCCACGCGCCAAGACTTTAGCTAAACGCTCTGAACGTACTTTATTCTCTTTCTTATTCCACTTATCGTAATTTCCGTTTTTCATTGTACAGAATACTTCCGGAGATAGTTTCGTTCCAAACCGGTCTTCTAGGGCATCAGCTATTTCTGCATCATTCAATCCCTGAACTGCCAATGCATATATTTCATCATAGAACTCATCCGAGTCATAGTTGAATTTCTTTGGTCGTGCCATAGTCATATAATTTTGTTAATCCAATACTGCTTCACATCTCTCATCGAAATCCTCTCCCTTTATGAACTTCATATCTGGGGTATATCCGAATCTCTGTAAGAAATCTTCTTTCGCCTGTAAGGTATCAAAGGTTAGCATGATATATGAATCCATCTTTTCAGCTTGTTCTGTAGCAGCTTCTTTTACCTTGGCCTTTACATCTTTCATGTGCTGAGTCTTGGCTTCTTTCTCTGCAGCCTTTTCTTCTTTTATTGGTGCTGTAAGAGTATCAATCGCATCTGACAAGTTATTTTCGTCCTCAGTCTTGAAGAGATAATCACATCCTATCAAAGATAAGTCTGCATCTGTGAGACCGGCATCTTTATAATCTATATCAGGAATAAGCTCACGCAATTTCTGACTGTCATATTCGCCACCTACATTTGGATTATTAAGCAAGACGTTCAACTGCTTTTCCGTTTTTATATCAACGTCTATAAATTCGGCCTTTATCTGATAATCATTATCGTGCGTTTCTGGATTATACTTTGCCATTTCATCGAGAACGCTGATACGCTGATGACCACTGACTACCGTATTTTCGGTGTGAGAATTTATAACTATGCCGCCAAGCATCCCATATTTTTTTACGGAACGCTTTATCTGCTTTTTACCTTCATCACTTATTATACGAGGGTTATATGATGCAAATTGAATTTTTGAACGATTGATCGTCCTAGTTTCACTGCTAAAAATCTTGCTTAAATCCATTGTGTTATCCGTTTTACATTCTCTTTATCTTATTACCCATTATTCAAACCCATATAAGTGGAGCGAGGAAATTTGTAATTAGACATTTTGCTTCTTAATTTTTCAACACCTTTTTGGTTTCCACTTTCTCGCATTTTCAAATATGACTTCCTTGAATTTTTCACAGAGGGCGTCTTTTGCAAATTATGAAAATATTTAGAAAATGTATCACTTATCTGGCTTTCTCTTCTAGGAGAACCATACACAGAACTTCTATTTGCAGAAAGCAATCTGTTTGTTTGGTTCTGTATGTCATTGAATGATTTCTTTCTTGCCATAATTATTATTTTTTATTTTTATTATTATGATATTCCCAAAGTATTCTCTCTGATAAAGGAAATACTTTATAAACGACAATTATCCATTACTCATTCCTCTCGATGCAGTCCTTCTTCTCATATATGCACCTGTAGCCCTGGCATATCTATTAGCTATGATTCCTTTTCTACCACCCATATTTTCCAAACTAGAAAGTCCAACAGATGGATTAGGTGTCCTTTGAGCTAATGCTATTTTAACTCTTGCATACTGATTTTCGGTGTATGCTGATGTTTTTCTTCTTGCCATAATAATCATTCCTTTCTGTTATCATGTTCCCAAAGTACTCTTTCTGACATTGGAAACACTTTGTAAATTTTATCCAAGTCTTGCGGAAAGTTCTTTTCAAGCCACATCATGCAGTCAAGATTAAAACCTATTCCGGAACTTGCTTTAAGTGAGTAACGAATTGGTTGTGGAAGGTGCCTTTGCTTCATGTATGCCAGAACATTCTTTTGTGTCCATTCTGCCAGAGGATAAACCAATCCGTTATTTTCATAACCTTGCGCCTCATATCCCTTAAGCATCAAATTACGGTTCATGCCATCCGCTTTCTTCATCCCCAAAAACGTATAATAGACACCGGTCTGTAATCTGACAGACTTCACTACATCTGCAAGTTTAAGCAACTTAACCTTTGGGTTAGGTACACAATACAGCCCGCTACGAAGTATATACGTAAGATTCCAATGTGGCACTTCCATGAACTTCACTTTAGGATATTTGACTTTTAGCCAGTCTATCCATCTTTGAATATGCTCTAGTCCAGGCACAAAATACATGAACACACATATCACTCTTTCAAACTTTGGATATATCAAATCCAATGTTACCAAAGAGTCCTTACCCAGAGAACAAAAAAGGATACAGCTGTCAGATTTTGACCTGATAGTCTGTATCACTTTCTTTGTGTTATCCATTAATCCCATTGCTTAACCTGCTGATAAGCCCATGGATGACCGTATCTGGCGTCTTACCTGATCGTGACTGCCCAACTTGTTACCTGCAACAAGTTGGTGCCTGCCCGAATTACCCATGTAAGATTTTGTTGCACCAGCTATACGACCTTTAATCGTTTGACCCGATCTTCTTGCCATAATCTTTTTACCTTTCTAAAACTAAACTCTTATAGACTTTTCTCGTATATTGCCCAGATTGAATACAACCTGCTCTGCTACCCATACTAGTGGCTCACCTGTCTTTTTGTCCCGGCCGGACTCGTAAGTTATAGGCTCACCATCTTCTTTCGTAAAAATCTCACAATAAGCTGATTTAACCTCTACCAGAGCTGTATCACGATCCTTGGCATAACCAACGGCAAATGCTATTGCATCATACTTTATTGGCTGAGCATTGCCTTCATCGTCTTCTATCTCGTAACCTTCAGTATCCAGCTGCAATAGCTTTTTAATTGTTGTGGGTCTGACCTCACGAAATTCTTGGACTTTACGACCCGCCATAATGGCATCGAAATATTTTTGTTTGATGATTAAATTTAATATCTTCATAACTTATTTTTTTAAGCCATACCACAAAGATACGGCTTTATTAATACTCAATTTATTAATTCGGTATTGAATAAACGACAATAGAGCTATTGTCACATATTTTTAGTACATGTAAACCTTAAGCTTATTATTTGCACCTGCTATAACAAATAAACACAAATTGTTGTACTCTGCAAAAAATAATATTTTCTGTAGAAAACAATTGCCAATTAGACCATCATTCGGATATGCGATAATATGACTCTCGTCTTCTTCTACTGTCATAGAAAATTCTTTATTGTTAGACTTGTTTCTTCTTTTCAGTTCAAGTGCTAATCTATGACGCTCTGCTTTTGTTTTTAACATAATCTATATATTTATTGCAGTATGTAAGGCACATATTTCGTTTTTAGCCGAATATGCTATAAATAAGCCTCTTGCAGCTGACTCATCTACTGCAAAAACACCCATTATCGTTTTAATAGCTTCTTTTATCTCTTTACTGCTATTTATGCAAGCAGCTAGCTTTTCATAATTTGTTTTCATATCTTTCTTTGTATGTTAGTTTAACTTGTTTTCTAAATCTGATATTCTTTTATAAAAACCGGCAGTATGAAGAGTGCTGCCTAGCTTTAGATACCTCAGATCATAATGGTGCATGAATTCATGAAGCAATGTACCTGCAAATGTCTTTATTGATACAGTTTGTTTTCTAATTGCTGTTAGATTATATATGGTAATTATTTGGGCCCGTTCTGTGTACGAACCAAGTATCTTGCTTGTTAATCTACCAGAGCATGCACGATGTGGCTGAAAGCGACTAACAACTTTTACGAATGCACGTTCTATATGGTATTTATCACATAAGTAGTTAATAAGTTCTTGTGCAACTTTCTGCCTGTCAGCAATACTTTCTGTAAGTGAAAGCACATTCTTATATTCTTTCTTAGAGAATCTGTTTAAAGCAACAGTCTCTACACTATTTGATTTTTCATATACTGTCATAATCTATATTTTTATATTGTTTACAACTGCAAATGTAATATATATATATCACGAAATAAAATATTTAGTGATGTTATTTATTACGTTTAACATTATTTAGTGATATATATATATCACATAATCGTGTTTTACATTATCTTTGCAGGAAATTCAATAAAATATGAATAGAATAAAAGAAGTTATTAAAGAAAAAGGCTACACGATAACAAGTCTTGCTGAGAAACTGGGTATTACAAGAGAAAGCCTTTCTAGAATGATTGTTTCACCATCATACCCAACACTAGAGAAACTCTCAAATGCTCTTGAAGTACCGATATGGCAACTTTTTGCATCACAAAAGGATATTGCAGGCAATGCTAATTATATTATTTGCCCTCATTGTGGAAAAATGATAAAAATAGAAAAAGGAGAATAATATGGAAAGAATCCCAAATGAAGTAAATCGATTTAGTGATACTATCAAAAATAGTGACCTATCCTCTATTGCAAAAAATGGAATGGAAATAACTATTGATTCAGTTATTAATAATGGGCTATTAAAGGATGTTCCAATTGTTAATACTTTAGTAAGTTTAATAAAAACCGCCTATTCAATACATACGTATCTTTTTCTAAAAAAAATAATTGCTTTCCTTAATGGTATTGCCAGCATCAATGAGACGGAACGAAATAAGATAATTTCTAAAATTGAGAAATCAAATAAATATAAAATAAAAGTTGGAGAAAAACTTTTATTCATTTTAGACCAATGTGAGGATACAGAAAAATCATCATTAATAGCAAAAGCTTTCTCTTCTTTCTTAAAAAACGAAATTAACTATTCTGATTTTATCAAGATTGCGCATATTATCAATAATATTTTTATCGAAGATTTTTATCATTTCCTAAAAATTGATCCTAAAAAAATAGATATGGATGATGCAGAATTGTACCTTTCATTTGGACTATACACTATTAGTCTAGGAGATCCAAAACTTAAATTTCACAGTCCGGTTTGTGACGGAGACGAACTCGAAGGGTATTCTCTTGAAGATGAAGAGAGAGACCCTTTTATAACAGATATAGGAAACAAAATCAGATCAATTTTCGGTAATGTAAACTAAACGGAACTGATTAAATCTCTGAATTTACATTACCTACAAATTTCATATATATCCTTCCTTTTTAAGCCTCACTGTTATCTTGTCAATAATATCAGTAACATCATGACGCAGGTCTTTGTAAATTAGATATTGGTCCACAATACTGTGACACAGATCACTGATAGCGGATGGGCTATTATACCCGAATAATTTTGATAATGCGCCACGAAGACCTTTTGACATTTTCGCTCCAACAAAATATTTAGGGCAATAAAGACTAATAATAATGAAGAGAAATTTTTTACGTTGCATTTTTGATTCTCTTCTCGGAGGGCAACATCTTTCTTCCATGATTTCCCAGAACCATTCATAGATAACCTTAACAAGAGACAAATCGGTTACTACAGGGACTGTCATCTGGTTCTCCTTGTCTTCAATTTCCTCCTTTTGTCTTTTGAGTTCTCTTAGTTCTTTTATGTTTTCAATATTCATACTATTGCCGTTTCGTTTATTAGCCTTTTTATCTTTATCTTCTTATCTTTATAGAGTTGGTTTAGCTCATCATTAAGTAGTTCTATCCTGGCACACTTCAACTCCGATAAGGGAACTAGCACTGGTGACACATGCTTTTTCACCTTATCAGATTTTAGTCTTTGGATTGTTTCAAGAGGTGTTTCCATAATCAATATTTCTTTCCGTTTTTATACGGGCGGAGTTCATTATACTTCATTTTTAGGTCAACGAACTTAAGCAGGTCAATACCATATAGTTTTGAAAATACCAAAACATCTTTCAACACATACTGAATAAGCTCTCCTATATCTGAATAGTTTTCACTTGTTATTTCTTGACAAAGCCGAAAACAATTCTCGCAAAATGTTTTTTTAGGATCAATAAAATAAAATGAATATTCCAAATTATATTCTACATTTCTTGCTCCAGCAAAGTCAAGTAGGCGGATCGCTACATCGGCAAGCTCATCTTCAACAGAATCCTTGATAAACGTTTCAAATGCTTTTTTACTAAAGTCACACCGACCATATTCATAAATATCAGCGTGAATATTTTTCCTATCCGCATTAACCGCTTCACTTATTTCAGTGATAATAAGCATGAGATAATGTTCATTACTAAGTTTCTTTTCATGGAATCCGTGGTCGCATGCGCACTTATAAGCACGGTCTCTTAATTTGTTTAAATCTGTTTCCATAATCTTATCATTTAATATCAGAATAAATTCTGTCCATATCTTTTTACAAAATCATTCACAAAATTAACACCTCTCATACCATCCAATGATTTTGCGATATCAATCGTATTATCAGACAAATGATTCTCGGCATCAACAAAATCTTTAGCTTCCATATCCGCTTTTTTTAAGGCATCAATGCCAATAAGGTAATTAGCTGCTACTTTGTTTAGGATGCTCTTTATTTGTTTTTTTCTTATTATTTCCATAATCTTTATTATTTTAATTTTTCATATTCCATTTTTACCCTGCATTTTTTCTTGTACAAGATAGTTTCACGATGCAAGCGGTAATACTCTCTATTCTTTGCCTTTCGCTCCTCATGATGGCGCATATAACGTTCATGATCGAGCATCTGTCTTCTGCTCATAATAATCTCTGCAAGCCTCAGCTATGATACAGGCTAATTGTTTCCAATCAGCATCATGTGTATAATGCAACTTATTATCCAACCATGTTTTTGCAAAAACCATAGCATCAGTATTTTTGTCTATTGGTATTTTCATATTACACAGCCTGTTTTAACTCTGGTCTTTCACATTGCCGGATTTTATACATCTGCTTTTTCCTTTTCGTTTCTTGGTTTCATATTGTGCCTCCGAATAAGTCAAGTTCCATTGCAACAGGTTTCTTCTTTGCCTTTTTAGTTTTTTGGGAGATACTGACGGCACAAGCTATGTTTTCATCTTTGTCAACTTTTACTTGGTCTTCCTGGTAGTAATGTGCTGCCCATCCAAACACAACATCATCATCTATCACGGCACATCCGTTTGAAGCCTGTTTTTTGGCCTCTGACTTGATGAAACTTAAACACTCGTCTATATTCTTCGACTTATCCTCAAACTTAACCTTGAAATTTGGGTCTTGTCTAGCCATATCCTGCAGATATCGTTCAATCTTTTTCTTTGCATCCATATTCGCTTAATTTTTCAGTTGATTAGTAATTTACCAACGAGACTGATTTAATCCCGTCAGAGCGAAAATAAACGGCATCTATCAATGCCTGTAAGTATTGTTTTCAAACACGATGTTACATAACATTTCGTTAAACCGGTCAGCAATACGGTCTCCATACTTCTCCCTAACCTCCTTTGGCGTGAGGTTAGTAGTAATAACCGTAAACAGCTGATTGCTGTACCTGTACTCCAACAAGTCAATAACAGGATTAAGAATATTGCCATAGTCCATAATTTCTGTAGGCTCTCTGCCCATATCCTCAATACCCAGCATTTCGAATGAGCGCATAGGATCATATCTCTTTGTATCTTTTGCATAAGATATAATATCTTTTGCATCTATGATTCTAATGCCCTTATCATCAAAAAACTTAGTCCGTGATAGGTAGTTCATTGCAGACTGGAAGGCGTGCAACATTGTTGTCTTTCCATTTCCACATTTTCCGGATAACATGATGCCAAACTTTGTTTTGGGATCGGTCAGATACATTGCTACTTTTTCAATATTTGAAATAGTTAAATTGTCAGGTTCAAATGTTCGCCCTCTATATTCGACTTCTGCCTGATAAGCTGCAAGCATCATAGCTTTAGCCTGATCTATTGTCATATTCCATCTAAAACGAGGTCTTATAGTCTTCTGCCGAAGTAGCTGAGACTTCAAAACCTCTACGTTTATCTGTTCCATTTGCATTTGATTTTATTTTATCTCTACTTACCCACGTATTGAGTCTCCTTTCTACATCCCATGTCTTTTCAAGTTCAAAGCGCATTTTGGTTTTTGACCTGTTTGGCTCGGTCCAATAATTGTAAAAGGCACGGACTGTTTCTTTTCCATAAACAGAAACAAAAGGAATTAGTGAATCGTAGAATGATTTACTTCTTTTCTCTAAATTCTTAGATAGCGACAAAGAAATACTTTTCTTTGCTACTACTTTAGTAGTAGTTTCTTTATATATATTCTTTATATTCTTTAGTTGTTGTTGTTGGTTTGTTGTTTGAATGTTGTTCGTTTGTTGCTCTGCGTGTTGATTATCGTCTTCAACAACTTGATAATCATCATAATTACAGACAGTTACAATAGAATATTTGTTTGTTGTTTTGATTGTTATTTCTTGCGTATTTTCAAACCGTTTTAAACAAGTGCGTATTTTCTGCTTTGAGAAACCTGATTCCACGCTTAATTTATCCAAACTTGTAACGAATTGCCCTCGCTTAACAAGCATACCTTGCCACTCCCTATCTTCAATATTCGCCTTACAAACAAACATTATTAAAAGCTTAACCATTTCTGCTTTTCCGAACCATTCCCAGTCAAGAATTTTACGATGTATCTTTATCCATCCTTCCATAATCAACCAAATAAAACATTAGTTAACTGCTTGCCATTAGAATAAACAGCCCATTTACCCTTACCGCTATCCTCTAGTCTTAAATCGTCAACATGACCAAACCGGTCTATATTTCCACAAAGATCAACAAACCACCCCTCTTTGCCTTTATAAGGTCTTATTTCACGGCCGACAATCTGGTAATACATTGCCAGGCTCATAGTTGGCCTTGCCATAACAACAGTATCAAGCTCTGGATAGTCAAATCCCGTTGTAAGCACTCCAACATTAGCAACAACTGGAATTGAGCCGTTCTTAAACTCTGTCAAAATCCTTTCACGTTCTTTTTTCCGAGTGTCCCCGGTCACTATCTCACAACCTGGGATAGATTGAGTGAGTTGCATAGCTTCTTTGACAAATCTTGTAAAGACTAAGATGCCATGGGGATTTCTCCCAGCCTTTGGATTTAGCAATCTCTTTACTACATCAACCAAATAACCATAAAAACCTACCCGTTCATACTCTGCCACCAGAGATTTATCTGTAAAATCTGCACCTGTAGAATTTAATTTAAGGTTATTAGCATTCCATCCGACTATATTCATTTGGAAATACCTCAATTTAGCCAAATAGCCCATGTCTAAGAGCGTTTGTATCTGAACTTGATAAATCACCTTACTGAACACATTCGGACGCGTCCTAGTGATAAATTTCAGCATAGAACCATTCATGTATGATGTTAGCCTGTAAGGCGTAGCTGTAAGACCTAGTATTTTAGTATTTCCAATCGCATTGAAAAAGTTCTTATACATACCTTGCTTGGGATTTACAGAATGAGCCTCATCAACAATTACATAAGGGAACTTCTCAAACAATTCGGGATGACCTGTTACACTTCCGATAGTAGCAAACGTAATCATCCCTATTTCTTTTTGATTAAATGATGCTGAATATATTGAACAACCAAAAGGATGGATAGCTTGCATCTTTGCAAAATTCTGCTGCAAAATTTCCTTAGACGGTTGGAATATAAGTACAGGAGCATTCAGTCTCGCAGCTATATCTGCTATAATATGACTCTTGCCAGAACCTGTAGGTAGAACCATTAATGCGTTATACTTTGCTTTCTTATCTGTAAAATAATTATATGCTGCATCACTAGCCTTTTGTTGATAATCTCTTAACATGTTAATGTCCTTTCTTTTTCTGAATCATTCGATCTTTGTATGTAAGCATTTTTACAACAGCCTCATACATTCTCTTATATTTCTCTGCTGTAAATTTCCAATATTCAGCATCTTTCTTTGCTTTATCAGCATAAGCCTTTAAAGGAGTAGCATACCGACCCTTGGAATCCCGCATTTTAAGTGCTTTATCATTTCCAAAAAAATCATTCATAAGCCTTTCTCTCCTTTAATTTTATTCGATAGAACTGTATAATATTTTATCAATGCTCTATACTCAAATTCCGAATATTTTCTTGTTGTATTTTTCTTGAGTTCCAAAAGCTCTACTTTCTGCTCACCATACTTTCTAATCAACCCCAGGCGATATCCTTGAATGTTACCCTCATCGAAGCGATTACATTTGCGACATTGCGCATTACAATTCATTTCATCGAATCTTGTGGCCATGTGCTGCCTGTTAATGTAGTGGCCACAATCAGCTTGTGCAAAAGGCTTTATTTGACCGCAACTGATGCAGCGGAAATATCCACTTGGCATAGTGTCACGGTAACGAATGTATAAAGAAAAAACTTTATCAAGTTTTGCTTTATAGTCGACTTGTTTTGTCGTTTTTTTTGCTTTTCTCTTATACAGCATTTTATCTCGGTTTAGAAATTATACAAAAAAAGCTCTGCCCATTCTTACGAACTTGCAGAGCTAAACTAATAGAGGAATAGGCAAGTCACGAACTTGCCGGACATCTTTAAACGTACCTATTCCAATAAGATATTCGCTATCCTCGCGGATTACGAATATATCCCCCACGCTTGGAGGTAACACTTAAACAATTAAAAAATGGTGTGGGGATAGAAGGACTCGAACCTACAAGAAAGCATCCCTGTCTTTTCTTTGAGTGACATAACTCTGAGCGATTTGCTTTCTAACCCATATTCCATTACTTTGTGCATCAACTATTCTACTTTCTGATACCTGGCTATTCAAGCCAGCATTCAGGTTCCGACACGAGCCGTTAAAGATGTCGAAGTGTTATGTAATGTAACCCGGCTTATAGCGTCTACCGATTCCGCCATATCCCCATTTCGCTCGCAGTTCCTTTCGGTGCCGTTGGCGTACCCCCGTTATGGCTTACGAGCTATGAGTAAAATATTATCCCTATACTTCGATAATTACAATATCTGGTGCAATTTTTCTAATAAGATCAAGTTGTTCATCAATGATCTTGTTCTTACATTCTTCTATTATTTCATTTGCGCCGGCAGATACAAGTGATAAAGAAACATTTCTACCGTCAATATCTGCGTAAGTCTCTACTTCTATCTCTTCAAGATGAAGGCCTTTAAACAAGGGGATATTCAGTTTGAAAGAAGCTGGCAGATTAGAATCAACTGCCTGCGAATAATTATCAGTTTTACTTCCATTATCTTCTTTAGACTGTTCTATGTCCTGATTTATTTTAGCTTTAAAATTTTTCAAGATAGAAACAAGGGACATGTTCTGCTGTTTATCAGAGAAAAAGGCTCTGTGCATCTTTAAGAACTGTCCTAATTTTTGTGGTTCCCAAACTTTATCGGAATTGATTCCAAAATCATCCATTTCTTTTGATGTCTGCAAAGCCCCAACAACAGTTGTTTTATAGTAATTATCCTCATCTATCGTAAGAATAATTTTCATATCATCCCTATTCACAAGAATATTAGCCTTTTTCTGCTCAATAAGCTCAATTCTCTTGCCAAGCCATTCTACTGGGGCTTCTATTGTTCCGTCTATAGAAATTATATTTGGCTCTTTCGGGTCTATCGCTACAGGTGCTTCACCTTCTCTTACTACTACTTCTATAGGTATGCCACTATAATCTTTAGGCACTATCACATTTAATTTATTATCCATTTTCTGTTCCTGTTTTACGTGTAATACTAAATATTGTTTTCTGCATCTCTTGTGGCATGATAGGCCGTGAATATACAAGCTCACCTAACTTGTTATAATAACCAGCCATCTTTTCATCGTGATACAAAATTTTAACACATTCTTCATTTTCCACAAATTCAGAACCTTTCTTGATATTATCAAGGAGTTCTCCCCTTTGTTCATTTAAAGGCTTAAGACGATCCTTAAAATCGCTCATAGCTTCTTTTTTCTCTGTCTCAATATCATTGATATTGATAGAAACCTCTGCAAGGGATTCTTTCTTTTGCGCTAACTCATTAGGTGAGAAACGGTGCGTATAACCGATTTTCTCAACCGCATCGGCATTGTCCTCTAAGAACTGCCATCTGCCTTTTTCAGGGACATCCTGACCTAAAAATTTATCCATATCATTTTATTTAATACTACTATCATAAATATTGGTTATATCGCTCAATTTCTTGTTGAGCATAATTAAGCATATCCTCTTCATTAGGTGAAGGCAAATATATGCCAGCTTCAGCACTAGCCCAAGTTCTAAATCTCTCAATAGCAATAGTCATCTCTCTTGTATCAAGTGATGCACTACTTCTTAATATTTCTATTTTTCCAAGGAACTTATCATCCGTTTCTCGGACGAACAGCTCTTTATTACAAAGTTTCTTAAAGTAGTTTTTCTTGGCATATTCAAGAGAGCAACCGTATTGAGATGCAAAGAAACCGATAATCAAGTGTAAGTATCTATTTTGTTGAATAGTCCTCACTGGCTTTTTTTCGGTTAACTCCACAATTTTTTGATCCTTATACAATTTGTTTACCCTCGCCTTGAAGTTCTCACATTGCAAAGGATTTTTCAAATCATATAACATTAAAACGGCAAATCATCAGCATTGGCCGGAGGCGCTGCTTCTATTTCATCTGGTGTTGGTCCACTGGGTTGCGGTTCATAAAGTTTCAAATCACCTATAATGTAATTAACACCATCTATCCGTTCTTCCTCTCGTGGTGCACAAGTAACAAAGTGGGTATCACCAAACTTGCCTTTATTTTTTCTTTCAATTACAGCAATATTGAGAAAGACCCTCTCTACTCCATCCTTGCACTTTACCTTCTTCATTACGTCTCTAGGAATATTCGAGAGACAAATGCTACCTGTTATTATCTCCATAGATTTTCTTATCTGTAATTAAATTTCTGTTATCATTTACGAATCTTATCAAATCCTCACAACGTTGTGTAAGAATAGGTATGTCACGTTCTGGATTGAAAACATACGTTTCGGTATATGTCGAATAGTTGTATTTACCTATTTCGGCAACGTTATACTCGAATTTTCGTACATCATTACCACTTTGAATAAGGCAATAAGGATATACAAGATGCTGAGAATGAGCTTTGAACTTGCCTATAGAATATCTGGACGTAGTTTTAATGTCGTGCACAGAAGTCGGCATCAGCTCATCTATAAAGCCATACACAAGTACATTACCCAGAGAGGTTGGTAATGTAGCCTCTACATACTGTTGAGTAATAGCACCTTTGTAATAATCAGCAAATTCCCTTATAAGATTAATGTCAAAAGAGAAAATTCGATTATTGTATGTTGCCATAATAGCAACTACATTCTCACCATTTTTTACCTTATTAAATTTTACCTTTTCTGAATTTCGATGCTCAATAAGACAATCAACAACCTCATTGAATGCCGTGCCTTTATCAGCAGCTTCACTATCAAAAGGAACGCGATTAATTCTATTAATCAGTTCTTGAAACTGCAGGTCGTGAAATTCCTCAGGAGTATGTGGTGGATTCTCTGACCAGCCCCAATAACGATCGTATATTACATCACTGTCTTGATAGTCCATAAAACTATCAAGAAGTGTTGCATAAAATTTATAATCTACATTCATACTGATATTTTTTCAAACTTCATACCTCGATCATTCATAAAATCACCGAGAGCAATAATATCCTCACGTGTACCTGTTACTTTAAAGGCACGAATATAAATTTCGGGTGATGCTATATGAGGTGTATCTATTTGCGTTGGTTCTATATGAGTAAAAGCAATTTGAGCTTGTTCAATTTTAGGCTCTACTACTTTTGAGTCATTAATCTTTTCTCTGTTCTTCTTAATAGTATCGGCATATTGAATAGTGCTGTTTAAGTCCAAACTCTCAAGATACATTGATTTCAATAGCTCTGCATTGTCAAGGACATTAAGCGTTGTAAGATCACTGTTTATCTTAGCTATCTTATTGTCTATTTCTTTTTCTATATCCTTTTCTTTGCAGCCCTTATTTAGCCATTTTTCTTCAAAAATTTTGTCTAAAGGCACTATATTGAAGTTTCTTGAGGTGAAAATATCAACGATACGTGCTTTCTTGCTAGCCTTAGATGCAGCTTCATTCTCTTTCACGATCTTATCTATTTTGGCAGAACAGTCTTTCATTAAAGATATCGTATCATTTATAATGACCTTAAACTCGTTAAAAGGAGCATTAAATTCTTTCTCCAATTCAAGGCGTTTAGAGTTTAAGGCTTTGGCTGCTTTGTTCAAAGTAGCCTTATCTTTCTTTGCCTTATCAATATTGTCATCATTGTAATTTGAATCGGCATAACTGGGGAGTATACCAATTACAAACTCTTTAATCTGTGTTGCATTGGTTTTAAGAGACCCTAAGGTCTTATTTTCTACTACTAACTGCAAACTATTTTCTGTGACCTCTTTCATAGCAAACTTGGTTTAGGTTTATCGTTGTAAGTTTTTGTCTTCTTATCATAAGTAACACCAATCTCTTTGATTTTGGCAGAAAACAAATTTCTTGCTTTCATAAGAGAACTACCGACATGCTGATAATCTTTAATATGCTCAGCAAAGTACTGTGCTGACTGAGCATCGGTAATTTGGTTAATACCTTCCTCTATTTCTTCCATCAACTGGTTATATTTATCAACTTCTTGTTTCTTGTGTGAGAGCATCAAAATATAAGGATTGATAACTTTTTGAATAACAAAGTCATTCTTTGCAGTAGACTGTCCTTGTGCATCAACAATAGTTGGAATAGACATGATACCGGGAAGATTACAAGTATTTTTTCCATCATTTCGCGAAGTCGGGTCAAAAGTAATTGTACGTATCTGTCTGCCGTTTTCGTTTTTCATTTCGAGATACCCCAGCAAATCTAACTCTGTGACAATAGCATTATAGGATTTTTCACGTAATGCAGGAATGAAAACAGTATCGTCGCCCTCTTTGCGTGTATCTCTGTGAGCTACAAATACAACATTTTTATTAAGACTCGATACCGTTCTTGTAAGCCAGGAAAACTCTAGATTGATACCGCCCCAGTCTCTTATTTGGGGTTGTCTAGTACCGCACTTGTAAGATATGATAAAATCCATCATTTTACCAATCGTGTCAATTACTATTGTTTGATATGCTGACAAGTCCTCTTTAAGAACCTGCTGAACATCAACCCATGATGTAATCTGGACAATATCAACACCGTCCAAATGCGACATGTTTACACGTTTCACACCGTTATCAAAATCTAATAATAGTGGTTTGGGAGTACTTAATGCCAGTGTAGTCTTACCCATACCAGCCTGACCGTATATCATCATCTTTACGGTGCTAGGGATTGTCAATTCTGACGGTTTCTTAATTAAACTCATAGTTTTGTTATTTTAGATATTGTTAATATTTTACTGACCTTAGCTGTAGCCAAGGCTTGCTTTATTTCTTTTTTAGAGTAATATAAGGGAGAGTTTTTAGCTGTACCTAACCTCCGTTCCTTAATCGTTCCAATATCGACTAAATTCTTAAATTTATTATAGTCAATATTCATCATCTTAAGCCATTTCTTAACATCTGACAACCTTATTCTGTCTTGGCATGGCTCGTATGCTTGTACGGCGGTCATATAACCTACCTGGATAAAATCAGATATGATTTTATTCAAATCATTAAAATCCATTATCGTCTTTGAAATATAGTAATGTAACCTTTTTTGATGGTCGTTGAGGTTGTAAACTTATTATCTAAGTTGTTGCAACCAGCATACTTGTTTTGTCTGCTGCACTCCGTCTGTATTGCTCTTTTAGAATAATCAGTTGTTGACACATGTAAATAATTGCCAACACCTATATTATCAAATAGTTGCGTATAAGAAAGACTATGCTTCTTTAGTGTTTTTTCCATTTTATTCCATTTTTAGAATTTCTAGAACTTCTAAGTATTTTTCTTTAAGTTCACTTTCTGTATCAGACTGGTTGAAGTAAACTGTTTTAATTTTTTCGTCCACGTCCTTTTTGGCTTTAAAGAAAATACTCATATTAATAAAATTATTTTCACCATATCCATCTACCATAATTGTTCTTTCAAAAAAATGAGTTACCTGCAATTGTTGCAGTAATGCAAGCACGCTTTTCAGCGACTTGAATTTTTTGTTTTTATTTTTCATATTCTTATATTTTAATAATTAGTACCCGTGCCCAATTCAATTGTAGTCTCAAAGGACAGCACGGGTTTATAGTTTCTCTTCATTTATCACATTTTTCAGTGAGCCCAGCAAGTGAAACGGCTCGTATCATCGCCTAATTCTCTCTTCTCTGAGGTTTCTATCACTCACCCCTATGTGGGGTTTGCGCCAATTCGTGCGGTTATCACATCTGGCTTAACATTGGAACGCCTAAAAGCTTTTGATTAGATGGAGCTGCTACCATCTTGTACCTCTAATCAATTCGACTGTAGTGTCTTATTTCAACACGTTAGAGGTATTTGTATCGAAGATAATCCTGCTCACTAGAAAAGCCAGGATCACCTTGCCAAGAGTCTTCTTCGTTAAAAATAGAAGATGAAATGTTTTCTAAATCGATTTTAGATTTGATATATTCTGCAAGATTATCACAACCTCTCTCATTGTTGATGTTATTATGGAAGATTGTCACAACCACATCATCATTCATTAGCTCGACTTCAATATAACCCTGTTTCGTAGAACAGTCTACACATGCACTCATTTCGCCATTATCGTAACAGTTCTTTGCGAGAGAGTCGTTAATCTTATCTATTATGCGGTTTAATCTTTTCATTATTTAGTGTATCAAAATATTGCCAATAAAGGCTAAAAACATTGCTATGGCAAATACTATCATTGTGAATAAATCACTCTTGATAAATTTTCTCATTATGCTATTTTTATAAGGTTTGCCTTTTTGAAACATCTGAATGATTCTTTTTCAGTATCAAAATAGACCTGTACAGTATCGTTTCTCTTTCTATTGTTATCACCAGCCGTCTGGGGTATCAAATCCTCTTTGAGAGTGCCGTATGCCTCACGTATAGAACCGTCTACCTTTTGAAAGTAGAATTTACAAATCTTACTGTGCATAGCTGCTACAAGTTTTGCATTTGCCCAAGCTGTTTTGAGTGCTTCTGAAAGAGTATAACCGTTCTTTCTAACTAATTGCCAAGCGAGCTTCATGATGTTGCTCAAACTAGATTTAAACTGACTTTTACTCATAATTTTTATTTTTTAATTGTTTTCATTGCCGTTTCAGATATTTGTAGTATCTTTGCGCTCAACGTTTATCGTTTACGTATGCAAATATACAGAATTATTTTCGGTATACAATAGTATTACCGATTTTATTTCTGTATTTAACTTTTATTATAAGAACAAGGTATACGTTAAAGAATATACCTTATTATAAAAAGAAGGCTATGGAAATATTTAGCAATAAAGAAAAGAATGCTCTACTTCAAAAAATAGGCGATGCAAAACAGCTCAAAGAAATATTCAATGAAAATGAAATAGGAATAATCGATAGTGAATTGTACCCTAAAGGATATGTGAAAATAATTTCTAAATTAATAATGCCAGACCATTATTTATGCGAGATAACCTCATTAGGTAAAGCATTTTTATCAAAAGGAGGATACATCGCAATAGAGAAAGAAGAAGATCACGAAAGAGTAATCAAAAAACTTAAAAATGAAAATCTTATCTTGACAACAGAGAAACTTAGATATGAAAAGTCAATTAGATGGAGAAGCCTCGTATCGTTCATAATAGGACTTATAACAGGCATACTGGGTCTTATGGCCGCGCTTAATCTTTTCCGTTAGTGAGCACTTTCCATTCTTGAAAAATCTCCGGATGTTTAGTTTTTAAAAAATACAAGAACTCAGAAACAAAATGATACAATGGAACACTTTTAGGTTGAGACATAGGATGACATCCTTCTGTAGTTATATTAATAACTAAATTTTCAATACAATGCTCCAATTCATCTATATGACGCTGCATTTTAATAATTCTAATAAAAACTTTAAACATAAGACATAAATTTTAAAATCGTTCTTTAACTTATTGATACACTCCATAAAGAGTATAATTTAATTATAATATTAATATTATATTTATAAAAAACATACTGGGTTGAACCTAGAACGCTGCATAGTTAGCCTTTAGGAGGTTTTTACTCTCTTGGTCTATGCAGCACACACTGGTATATCACCTGTATTGGCTGACCGATAACCAACAAGTTGTATCGGTTTCCGTGGCTTTTCGCTTACTTGTCGCTGCGCTGGCATCCACGTTTCGTTTACCATTGTCTTTGCGCTGTCCCTTGTAGACCTTAAACCATAACCCAAGTGTAGACTTATTCCCGTCGATTATGGAGTGGGCAAAAAGAAAAGCCCCATTGGTATCCACACTTACCAACAGGACTTTAATATATAAACCTCTAAAGAGGAAATATAAACATTTTGTATGTGACATGTGTGGATGTCGAATGCAAATATACAGAATTAATTTCTGTTTAAAAAAGAAATAACCGATTTAATTTCTGTAATTAATAAATATTAAGAATATGGGAACCTCAACAAAAGATAGATTAGTTCAATTTCTTGCATCAATACATATGGGGCAAGGAGCATTTGAAAAATATGTTGGACTATCTAATGGCTTCGTTAATAATGTTGGTGATTCTATTAGAAAAAAGTCATTAGAGAAGATATCTTTGAAATATCCTGATTTAAACATTTCATGGCTTCTTACAGGTGCCGGAAACATGCTGAATACAGAAAATGATAGTTCAGAGCCAAAAACTAGTATGCAAAAAGGAAAGCCCTATTATAACGTTGACTTTGAGTTAGGTTTTGATATGATGATTAACGATCAAACTCGCAATCCAGAATACCTCATTGATTATCCTCCTTATAATGACAAAGCAACTTGCTATTGTAATGTTACAGGAAATTCAATGTCTCCTACCATAGAAGGGGGAGATATAATAGCACTTAAGGAAATAGAAGACTTTTCTATCCTCTTAAATGACAAGATATATGCTATTGTAACAACCAACGATCTTAGAACTGTTAAGAGAATAGAGGATAAAGGAGAGGTAATTGTTCTGAAACCAGACAACAAAGAATATACTCCCCAGACAATTCCAAGAAACAAATTGAGCAAAGTATATCAGGTTATCGGTAGCATCAAGAAATTCTAATCAACGCATCCTACATGAATATGTTGGTTGACACTAAAACAAAGAACTTAAGTAATAAAATGAAGCAATATGATTATTAAATGTCCTGAATGTGGAAAAGACATAAGCGACAAGGCATCATCATGCCCTCATTGCGGATGCCCTATTAACTCTTCCGTGAAAAAAGATGAAGAGTACCTAGTTTGTCCCAAATGTGGGTCAAGAGAATTACATGCAGATCAAAAAGGATTTTCAGGTGGAAAAGCTCTAATGGGTGGTATTGTGGCCGGTCCGTTAGGAATCCTTGCCGGTACAATAGGCAAGAATAATGTAACACTTACCTGTTTAAAATGTGGTAAACATTTCAAAGCCGGAGAAGCAAAGACCGTACATAGCACCCCAAAAGAATTAAGCCAGGAAGATGAAAAGATTATATCGATTATAAAAAACAATGGTGCAGCTGCAGCTGTAAAATATTATAAAGACACCTATAAAACAGGAATGGTGGAAGCATATGACTACGTAAAGAAATTAAGAATTGAGAATAACGTACAAACCAATATCAATAATAATTCAGGATGTGCAACTATGCTCATTATGCTGATAATATCGACATCACTCCTGATGTTGATTTAAACACATAAAACAATCAAAAAAAATAACATTTTTCACTTTTTACCCAGAAAAAACGTATGGGTTTTATCTAAAAAGAATAAAAATCACTATTTTTAAACAATGTTTTAACAAGATAAAATTACTTTTTATTAAATGCTTTAATATCAATATTTTACAAAAATAGTCATTTCTGCTTGTGGTTCTGAATGTCGTGGGTTCGAGTCCCTCTATCCACCCAAGCGGAAATCCGATAAACAAAGGGTTTCCGCTTATTTTTTATTATAGGCGTTTTCGCTAGAAGTAGCTATAAAACCTACAAGT